CAACCAACACCTTTGAGAAGTTCACGCACCTCTTCGTCAAGGATCAGGCCTCCATTGCCTTCGAGCAGTGCGGTGAGCGTTGGTCTATTGCGGCCGTTCTCACTCGGTCTCTCTTTGATGATGACGATACTCACGATGAACGCCATGTCTCCTTCGCAAACGGCGTCAATACTAAGAAGGGTGGTAAGCACGTAGAGACAGTCACACGCCACGTGCTGAATGACTTCTGCGAGATCGCCAAGAAGAAGAAGGTGGACGTCAAGCCGTCGCAGCTCAAGGATGCAGTTCTCTTCTTCGTAAACGCAACAATTGTAAATCCCTCCTTTGACTCACAGACAAAGGAATATCTCACCACGCCTGCGAACAAGTTTGGTTCCGTCTTCAAGTGCTCACCGAAGTTCTGCGAGACACTCGTCAAGATTGGTTTGCTCGAGGAGGCACAGAGCATCGTTGAGGCGAAGGCCGCAAAGGAGGCCAAGAAGACTGATGGTGCAAAGAAGAAGACCATTCGTGGAATTCCGAAGCTCGAGGATGCTCTTTGGGCGGGCACGAACAAGTCATCCGAGTGCACACTCATTCTGACAGAGGGAGATTCAGCTGCTACCTCCGCGATTTCAGGCCTCAAGGTTGTGGGACGCGAACGCTGGGGCGTCTTTCCTTTGAAGGGTAAGATGCTGAATGTAAAGGATATCAGTCAGCTCAAGTTCAACCAGAACGAGGAGCTCACTGCGATCAAGAAGATTGTTGGATTAGAGCAGGGCCGCAAGTATGTAACAACGAAGGATCTTCGTTATGGCCGCATCATGGTCATGGCAGATCAGGATTTGGATGGAGCCCACATCAAGGGTCTTCTGATGAATCTGTTTCACACGGAATGGCCCACACTTATGCAGATCAACTTCATCTGCTCTCTGGCTACGCCACTTCTAAAGGCTATGCGTCGTTCCGAGACACGTTCCTTCTACTCACAGCCCGAGTTTGATGCCTGGCATCAGGCGGCGGGCCCTGGATGGAAGCTCAAGTATTACAAGGGATTGGGCACGAGCACTCCTGCTGAGGCTCGTGAATGGTTCGAGAATCTACATGAAATCAAGTATACCTGGGACACGGAGACCGACGAGTCTATGTCTCTCGCATTCAGCAAAAAGCGATCCGACGATCGCAAGAAGTGGCTCGGCACCTATGATCCGAAGCGTATGGCCTCTGTCGATGCCCGTGGCTGTGTAGACTACACTAGCTTCGTTAACAATGAACTCATTCATTTCAGCAACGCAGACAATATTCGTTCTCTGCCTCACTTGATGGATGGTCTGAAGCCATCTCAGCGTAAGATCCTGTATGGTTGCTTGAAGCGCGGACTCAAGCAGGAGGTCCGTGTTGCTCAGCTTGCAGGATATGTTTCAGAACACGCAGCTTATCACCACGGTGAGGCGTCTCTGAACATGACAATTGTCGGCATGGCACAGACCTTTGTTGGATCGAACAACATCAATCTTCTTGTTCCCATTGGACAGTTTGGATCTCGTCTTCTCGGTGGTAAGGATTCAGCTTCTGCTCGATACATTCACACGCACTTGGAGCAGATTGTTGATGTTCTCTTTCACAAGGAGGATCTACCAATTCTAAAGTATACCGAAGATGATGGTGTTCCTGTCGAGCCTGAGAACTATCTGCCTGTTGTCCCTCTGCTAGCGATCAATGGCTCAGTAGGTATCGGCACTGGATTCAGCACGGACATTCCTCCTCACAATCCTTCTGAAGTTGTAACGCTGATTGAGCAGCGTATTCGTGGTGAGCGAAAGTCTCTAAGTGGTTTGTCACTAAAACCCTGGTGGTATGGCTTCAAGGGCCCTGTTCTTCCTAACGGCGAAGATACCTGGATCACGAAGGGCCTCTACACGCTTGATGACACAAAGCGGACGGTAACGATTTCAGAGTTGCCTGTCGGAACCTGGACCAAGGACTACAAGGTCTTTCTAGATTCGATGTGCGTCGATGACAAGTCAGTCATGAAGTCATTTGATGATCTCTATGATGACGACACAGTTCGCTTTGTCCTTTACATGGAGAATGATTACTATGAGGACATCAAGGCTGACATGGCCGAGTTCGAGAAGCGATTCAAGCTGACTACGTCATGGAAGCTCTCGAACATGACGTGTTTCGATGCAGAGATGAAGATTGTAAAGTTCTCGACGGTGGGTGATATCCTAGAGGCGTATTATGTGCCGCGTCTCGTTGCGTATGAGACGAGGAGGGTGCGAGAGATGGAGCGTTTGGAGAAGGATGCTCTGGAGGCTGATGCGAAGGCGAGGTTTCTCCGAGCAGTCCTTGAGGGATCCTTGGATCTCCGGAAGGCTACAGATGAGGAGATCGTGGATGCGATGGTCAAGCATTCATTGCCTCCGATCTCCGATCCCGAGTTTCCTGACACGGTTGATGCGTATGAATATTTGTTGAAGCTGCGTATGGATCGCGTGAAGGCTTCGGCAATCAAGGATGCAGAGGATTCTGTTCTCAAGGCTCGAATGGCCTACGAGTTGCTTCGAGACACCACAGCTTCTGCTCTCTGGCTTGAGGACCTACAGGCATTCAAGGCAGCATGGGAGACTATGCAGAAGACAAGGGAGAAGGCTGGCACTACGGGGCCCAAGAAGAAGCCCACTAAACGAACTGGTTAAACGGCAGTGACTTGGATCCTGCGCGACTGAGATTCTGTGGTTGAGCCATCGGCACAGGTAAATTACTGATATCCTTTAAATAATAATGATAATGATCCACGGCCGACAGAATGTGAGGGGCTGACCAGTTTACGACAAGTTGATTGAGTTCTGCAACTTGGTCAGGAATACCAAACGGCAGGTTCTTCGCATACTGGTAATAAATAGCACGCATGATTATTTTTAATTCATCTACGGACTGATCATCAATTACATAGCCTTTCGGTTGGCTCTTATCAAAGACATACCGACGAATACTATTTTGAACAACTCGTATATTCTCCGGGCTGAAAAAGGCCTTACTTACCGGCGTAGTTTCCCAGTTGCCGCGTAACATATCGGTCTCAAATCCCTTCTCGACTGTTGTTTGATGCTGAAATCCGGGGAAGCTAGAAGAGAGTTGACCACCGGCACTGGGTCTCTCTTCAAGATTCACACGGCCGTTCTGGCCCTTGTAACTGTCCGGATTTGTTAAGGGCAGTTCAAAGTCGGCAAAGTTTGTATTAGTGTTCATTGTCTCTGACTGGAGTCCCTGAAAATATTTTCTAATCAAGGAGTATAGAATCAAATGACCTCCATTCCCTACGGCCTTAAGTCAATCCCTGCCGATGCTCGCAACTTCATCCCTGTCTCATCGCTCGCCTACCCTGGCGGCATCAACTCCCTCAACACCACGACGGGCACCCTCTCCACGGCTGCCTGGTCTGGTCAGTGCAACGCTGGCTTCTTCTCAGGCCAGGGCTCCAAGTACACGTCCTCCATCAACGGCCCTGGCGCGGGCAAGCTCCGTGACCTCGGCAAGACCTATGTCTCATCTAACCGATTCTTCCGCAAGGTGCAGCTGATCGTCCCCAACACGGCCACAACCTCCACCTTCGGTGTTGAGGGCAACCAGTCAACGACCCCGAACGTTGACTACCTCACGGGCTACATCGAGCTCGGCTGGGAGGGCAATGGAACTGCCGCGCCTGTCGCCCGCACAATGTAAATACCTTTTATTACAAACCTTTTTTTAGAGTTACACTTTGTCTCTCTAAAAAAAGCACATCAAGTAGAAGATAGAGATGGATTACTGGTTTATCCTCTACATATTAATCGCAGTTGGAGTGTGCCTAGGTGGCATGGTTGTTCTCATTCAAAGCCATAGAACTCTCGGTGGATTCTTGTTTCTCATTGGTTCAATCTTGATCTTTGTGTTCTACGGCTTACGTTGGTTTTCCGGTGATGCTCTGAGACCAACAAAGTTTAGTTCAACCACATGGCCTCCTGTAATTAATCTTTGCCCCGACTTCCTGTCATTGTATGATCGTGGATCAAGCAGTCTTCCCGATAAGATCTGTGTCGATTTGATTGGTGTTTCCAGTGGTAATGCTGGCATTCAGAAGTTTATCGACCCAAGCAATGCTACTAGTGACAAGTATGTATTCCGCTTGTTCCAGGATAAGAATGGCTCTGATCGGTTAAAGTCTTTATGCCAGGAATGCAAGGATAAGGGAGTTACATGGGAGGGTATCTTTGATGGTGTTTCATGCCAGGATCCTTCCTTTATCCCTAGAACTGACGGCACAAAGGATTCTACAAAGCCTGCCGACAAGTGTAAGTAAAATTGTAAATTCTTTTTTTGAAAGATGAGTATAGTTCGCAATGTCAGAGGAAAAGGTTGAAAAAGGACCTTATAAAGGTCTACAAGAGGCATCCAAGTTGGCCCTTTCGACCTTTATTGTCTATTCAGTTCACTTTGGAGCAGTGAAGGCCTATGATAAGTTCTGTGTCCCAGATGGTTTCTATGGATATTTTCAGGGTCTTGTTACTGCAGGAAGCCCTGTTTGTAAGTTTGTTCTTGATACTGTAACGTCTACACAAAATCATTATAGTGGCGTTATTCTTGTTGGTATCAGTCGTCTTCTTCTAGGGTTGATTGGTATCTAAAAAGAACGTTTGGTTAAGAAGTAAATGTGGTCACCCACGCATATAGACAAAACAATTTGTCTACATCCAGGGGCGGAAAGTAAAATCAAGGGATGGCTCGAGAAACCGTCACATGCAGCCATTCTTTTGTATGGAGAACCTGGTGTTGGAAAGACTACAATGGCTCATCGTGTTTTTAAAGAGAAGGGTTTGAAGACAATTGAATATAATGCGAGTCATACACGGAGTGGCACTTCCTTTCGTAAACTCAGTTTACCTCTGTTGAAGGGGGGTGGTATTGTAAACATGCTTGAGACTGGTAAGAGAGGTGGTATTGGTATCATTCTAGATGAGATTGATGGTTTGAGTCAAGGTGAGAAGGGTGGTTTAAAAGAACTCCTGGATTTTTTACGTGGATGGAAACCCAACCAGGAAACCACACCCCTTATCCTCATTAGTAACACGTTGGATTCGAGAAATCTGATCCAGATTTCTAAGTTATGCTTGACAATTCCAATTGGAGAAGCTGACAAGGCTCAGGTGGAAAAATGGTTAGGCAGAACTCTCGATTCCGATGAAGCTATTAAAAAGGTTCAGGGAGATTTACGACTCTTACAGCGTCAAGTTGCAGGACTTGAAACTCCATTTGAAATGAGTGAAGTGCCTGAGGGAATTCTTCCGATCGCCTGGTGGACTCTATGGAATGAATGGGATCCATTTATTGATCTAGATATTGAAAGTCATGAAGCAAATCTCTCGGGCCTAGTGATGATTGAGAACATGAATGATCGTATTCTTATGTCAAAAGGAAACACTGAAGAAGCATGGCGTTCCTATCGATCTCTCTATACTGCCTACTGTAAGAGTGATCGTGCAGACTTTTGGGCATTCTTTCACCAATGCTGGAATCTCTTGCCCTTGTCTCAAGATTTGAAACTCAAGATTCCTAGTCTTCGTCTAACACAAGAAGCCCCTTTGCCTCCAGGATATACACATAATTCATCAGAAGTCCTACGATATACACCTGTCTTAACAAAACAGTCTGCTATTTTTAATTCATGGAAGTTTATGTGCGAGATTGCAGATCGTGACTCAATGCCTGTTCATATTGTCCCTCTTGTCTGTCATATGGAAGCCGAGAAGCCTGAGCAAAAAACCGATAAGATTCGGCGGTTGCGAAACATCGCATTAAAGACATTATTACCTTCCTAAATAATCCAGAACAGTGGCATGTGTTTTTTAATCCATGCTCGAACCTGTGGTTCATCCGCATGAGTGACTGGTATTTCAACATAAGAGATTGAAATACCAT